TTTTATATAAATTTTTAATAATATCCGATAATATAACAATTTATATAATCTACTCTACAGATATCAAATAATGTTATGAAACTTCCTGATAACGCGGATGTATCAAATGGAAAAATGGCCTGATTTGATACGATATAATGTTGGTCGCCGGATGCTGGAGTAGAATTTATTAAATATAAACTAGCGGCTTTAGATGAACTAATTGAAGTTATAACGTGACCGGTTCCACCACCAAGGCCGCTGGTGGACGCATACATAATAAGAGCCGATGCTGAGACAATCCAAGGATAACTTGATGCTTGAATCGTAACTATAGAAGATGATGTCGTATTAGATGTATTAGTCGGAACTGTAGTATTAAAAATTATCGGCGTTATAAATTTTGGGCCATAAACCGCTGAAGATACATAACTAGCTGAACGAGCGTTCAACGATGAAGATGCCCACGATGCCGATGTGGCTGATGTGGCCGATGTTGCAAATAATGCCGAGTTCGCTTGAGTAGATGAACTGGCATACGAAGAACTTGTAGATGTGATACTCGAATTCGATGTAATAGATTGACTTGCAAATGAGGCAGATGTAGACGTAAATGAGGCAGATGCCCAAGACCCTGATACTTGAATTGGAGTAGTTTGTGCGAATGATGCCGATATTGATTTACTAGATGTAATCGAATATGAGGCGGTCGATGTATTTGGATAAATTAAATTACTGGAAGTTAACGATGTCGACGCAAATGACGATGAACATGAATTGTCACTAAAATTTGAATGTGATGCGGATACTGATACTAATGATGAACTAGCGCCAACAGATGCTGATATCCAATTACCGACTTGAGTAAATGTGGTTCTATACGTGGTTAATGATGAACTCTGAACTAATGGTATAAAATCACTAGAACTTATAGAAAATAATGGATTTAATCCGCTTATTGGTATGCTTATATTTGACATAATTAATATCCTATTACTTGAAAATTCATTCCCCAGGGTTCGTTCGGCGTGTTATCCCACGTCCCTTGTATTGACATAGTAAACGATGTAGTCGACCTATTATTTAACATAGAGTGAGTTTGTGGTAAAAATACAACACCTACCTCAGCTCCATTTGTACCGGCAATTTCCCACGCATTACCGACGATGATATAATTCGTTGTATTTATTGGATTTAAAAATGTTACGCCGTAACAGAATTGAGTATGGTTAGACCCGGAATAAATTGCCAAAGTACCAAGAGAAACCACAGAACTAATATTACATCCAGTAACTATAGTTAATGTATCCGTATCTTTATTACTAGCATCGCTTCCCGTAACCATGGCAAATGCTCTAAGTGATGGAGTTCCTAATGCGATATAACTGGCGGTATCCGCGTTTATGGTAGTTGTAGATTGTCCGGCAGTTGTGGCAAATGTTGCAAAATTTGCAGTCGCTGACGTTCCAGAACTGATTGAGTAATTCGATGTATCGGATGATACGGCATGTGATGCTGATGTTGAGTTACTTGATATAATAGAATATGATGCCGACGTTCCATTCATTGAATATGACGCTGTTCCATTCGGTAATCCACTATAAAACAAATTTAACGTGGTAGTAGATGAATCTGCCGAATTAGCTTTAACCGAATATGAAGATGTACCATTTGGTGTACCAGTATATTTCAGGAAAGATGCGGTATCGGCGCTAGGCATAGTAGTTACACAAAATGCCGAATAACTAGCTGTGTCGGATTGTATAGCATGAGATGCTGATATAACTGTACCGGCGTAACTAGATGATATTGATTGACTGGAAATTGTTGCAACTGCAACAATTCCATGTATATTAGATGAGTCTATATAAGATGCGGTGTCTGCCAGCGTGGCTTTGTATGCCGGGAAACTTCCACTATTTTCTACAAATAATAGAAGTTGACCCACCTCTAATTGCTTAGATTCTCGTTGGCTTGTATCAGTTACGAAGAATACATCATTTGATTGTATATCAGTCGCCGCCAATGACAATAATTCAGACACCCTCTTATTTTGACTCATAACAAATAAATATACGATTAAATAGTTTTTTTGACTTTTTTTATGATGAATTTGACTAGAGCGCTTCTTACTATATCATCTTCTGTGAATTTAAACACATGGATTCCGTTAGCTCTTGATTCCTCATCATCAAAATAAGATATCATTTTTATAAAACCACTCTTACCGTTAATATCTGATTGGTCAGCGTCACCTAATATAAATACTTTACTAAATTCGCCTGTTCTGGTTATCAATGTGAATAGTTCTTTCACGGTCATGTTCTGAGCTTCATCAGAAATTATAACCTTAGCATTCCAATTCAACCCTCTTAGGAACCCTACAGGAACAGAAGATATTCTTTCTTCTTTTTTAAGTCCCTCAATTTCTTGTACCGGTAGTAATTCCATCAACTTGTCAACTAACGGAGCTAGATAAGGAGCCATTTTATCGTCTGCTTCTCCTGGTAGAAATCCGAGTTTTGATTCTGACGATTCAACTGCAGAACGAATGTAAATCAAATCACTAACTCTTCTTTCATTTAACATTTGAAGGGCCGCGTATACTGCCATATACGTCTTTGATGTTCCTGCTGGTCCAGATACAAATACTATTTTTGTATCTTTATTCATAGCAACTTCTAAGAATTGCTTTTGTTTATCATTTAATTCTCTTTTGCGAATTGATAATTGATTTTTGATTTTATTACGTTGTGGAATACTCGGGCTTGTGTCCTGAACTTTAGTTTGGTCGATGCGTTTTGTTTTCATCAGTTGTAGTTGTATTTGTGGACTTTTCCTTTAGTGTTTTTTGTAACCTAACCACCCTTGTACAATGTTCATATGTTTCATTTTTCATATAATATGAATATATGTTATCAAGATTGGTCAAATAATCTTTTTCTGATAATGTTATTACAAAATCAGAATTTTTGAATTGGAATACTTCAACGAGAGGTAAGTTATGTTCTAAGGCGAACTCAATGATGTTTACAACTTGTTCCATCATATCAACTTTGAATTTTTGAGAAAAAGATTGCAAGTCCTTATTTTCAGACGGTAGGACATATAAAGACGGTGAATCGTTTGTATTCTTTTTTGCTGCCATATCTTTCTCAACATAACTATAACGAAACAAATGCAAAAAAGAAAAACGTGGCAGATTTCTCTACCACGTTTACGTATTAACTTGTATGAATGTTTAGTTAGTAAGTTCGGTCAATCTTTTACTGGCGACCTTCCGCCATTTTCTTACTGTTTTTGGACTAACATTTTTATAATCAGACTCTCCTTTTATTAGAAGATTATTAACTTCTTGTTTAGTCATTGCATTCTCAATTAGATTTGAGAGTCCTGGTTCTGGTGTCGGTTTAAATGCTCCTTCATGTGGAGCATACATAATGGGAGTATTCCCATATTTCATTATCTCCTTCACGGCTGCTTTCTTTTCTTCAAAAGAACTCGAAGAGTTTACAACGGCTCGAATCTCTGCCGATTTTCTACTTTTTGGTGTAGTATTCATGAATTTACCAAATACGATGTTTTTTCTTATCGAATTGTACGATTTCTACTTTCGTCCCATCCGGCCAACGTTTTACGACTTTTTGCCAAAACGTCTTTTCATCTAGCGCTCTCTGTTCGTCAGGATTTGAATAATCTTTGTCGGAAACTCGTAACCCTCCACGAACAACTACGTAACGTGTAGATGCCTGACCAGGAGTCCAAGTTTCTTGTTCCACCAATTCATTAATGGGAATCATCAGATTAGGAACTGCGTCTGAATGTGTCCGTTTTGTTTTTTCATTTGCCATGTTTTTGTTTCCAGTTTTTATACTGCATTCTACTTGTTTTTACTTTATCAGATAGAAACTTTGAAATAACTTCTGCATCTTCTATACTAACTATAACATCACTACCTGAAAGATTTTTACCTATAATCAACTGCCAAATCATTTTTAACCTATCACTAAAACAATATGGGATTGGTGATTGATTCCATATGGAAAAATAAAAAACGGAGGCGATGTCATCACATATGCCGAGAGTATCATTGGTCACTTCTAATACATGTGAGTGACATTCACATCTGACCATCAATACATCCTCATTTGTATTTATTATTGGCATGATTATCAAATTCTCTCTTCATTTTTAGAAAAAAACCATTTATCATATTCGCCACGACAGGCAGAATAATCTGCGCTGTGAATGATTCGTGGTAAATTCGTTTTCAAATATAGGTCTTGGTTATATTGTTTCAAATATTTTTCAGTACCTTCATTGAACAATCCATCTGCCAATTTAATACCGAGATATTCTTTCCAATCATAAACAACTCCGAATTTTTGTAGAAGGAATACGGCTCTATCGGTTACTTCCATATAAGGTAGATTGGGATTCATTTTATAGAATTCGCCCTTTTTGTATTTCCAATCTTGGTCTTGTGGGTAGTAGTATTCACCAAACTCCGGGTCGCCCAATTTACCCAAATCGTGATGCATCGCTGCGAAGACCATCTGTTCATCTGTGAAGTCTATATTACAACCGGCCACTTCGAATAATTTCTTTGAGGCGAATGACATTTTAATGACATTCATGATGTGTTGTAGATATCCGCCGGGATGACAGAGATGATAATGTTCACACATAGCGGCCGGAGCCGTAGCTAATGATAATCCCAAAGAATCCTCATTTTCAGAATACATCTTTAGAAGTTTCGTCTTTCGGTCGCCTTTAAAAACGCTACTTATAAATTTTATAAATTCTTGATAATTTTCTTGAATTTCATTGTCAGTCAAATTTGGTTTGTCAATCATGTGATGATATTATCAGAGTTGTAGAAGATATCAACTTATTTTAAAAGTATGGATTTGCCATGATGCTTTCGACGGTTCCGGACGGCATATCATCAAGAGTCTTTACGAATTCTCTCATAAGACGAAAACTTTGAGGAATCAATTCATCAGGAACATTTGCCACTCTATCAGTATAAACCTTGAGTTGTTTGGCGGCCATTAATGCTGCAAGATGGGTTTTTGCCATCAAGGCATCATGAGAATCGGTAGTAAATTTTTGACCTATTCCGTCGTTTATTTGAACGGTTGAAACGGTTGACCAAATATTCAAGAAATCAGATTCAAGAGTATCTTCTGACAACCAAGTATCATTGCAGGCGGCATACGAGTGTGTGAGAATTGAATTTCTCTTATTGGCAGTTGTTCGTTTTCCAAATAGAGGATGGATACTAGTAACTCTATCGGTGTATTGTAGAAGGATGTCCGTGGACGGTTTTTGAACACTACACACGTTGATTAGGTGTTTATCCCACATCTGCGCAGCCAGACCATGATAGGGCGGAGATAGGTACAGCTAATATAATACTTGGGGCCCCAAATGCTTCCGAGCCAGGGCCTATTTCAAATTTGTCTTTGAGAAGTTCTTTGAGGAATGTTCCAAAAACACCATCGCCTATGATTGTTAGTTTCACAGTTAAATACTAACAGTGTTGTAGAAGGAAGTCAAGAAGATTATAAAATGGCGGTTAATGAGGGAATTGAACCCCCGCCGGACGCAATGCCGGATTAGTTTTCGAAACTAACGTAGCGAACCAACATCTACCTACTAACCAAAATTATTTAGACCAACGGTGTTTTCTGCTATGATATTCCCAACAAATGTTACAATTATTTATTGGTGGAGTTGAGCCGGTATAATCCGTATGAAGAGGACATGATTCCATATCTAATTGAATTCTTAAAGAATCGATATTAAATGGTTTGCCATTTGGTAAGATGAACTTGGTAGTTATCTCAGGTTCTTCTTTTTTAAACCAGTTTCGTATCCAATTAAACATAAAATGGCGGTTGTGATAGGATTCGAACCTACGGGCCGGCTTTCACCGAACCTCCTAATTTCCAAT